TCGATTTTATCATATAAATGATTCATTGAAATTTTTTAAACACCAGTGGATACTATAATAGGAAGTTCTGCGTTTTGCTTAATTGCATCTAGCTCATCTGATGCACTGCCGTGCTCACACCCACACGGTGATAATTCACATGCAGGACAAGGTGCATCGCCTGCATCCATTGGATGCGGTTCAAGCGCAGATGCTACGCTACCAATTGGAGATAATGTATTACCTGCTTCGTGTTCATGGTCGTGCCCATGTTCGTCACTGGATGTTTCGACTCGATCTATTAGATCAGCTAGTCCTCTGAGTATTTCGCTTGCTTTCATGATTTATCCTTGTCTAATGGTGTATTTAGTTCAAAGTGTGCGTTTAGATCTAGCCCACCCGACTGCGGTCTTGCGCACTCCACTGGTAATTGGCATCACACGGTGTTCTACAAATGAAGGAAATACCAACACATCACCTTTTTGTAATTTGATCACGGTTTTTTTTCCTAAGTAGTGGAATTCAAATTCGCCGCCAGTAAATTCTGACTGATCATTGAGTAGACAAGAAGTACTGATTTTACGCATGTCTGGCTCTGCTTCAAACGGATGCCAGTCCACATGCCAATCAAAATGATCATCTTTGTTGTACGAGGCTAGTTGTACTTTTTCCATCCTAGGGTTATCCATTGAAAAATTCCAATGGGTTATTTTGTTTGCATACAATGAATGATTGAGCAGTATGCCTTCTATCCAATGATTAAACGGTGCCCATGCTACTGTGCATCTACGAACAGTCGGAGAGACTGCGGCATAACTTGCTGATCCTACCTCTGCTGGATTCTGCACCAGCGTCTCCATGTCTTTTACTACTAGGTCACATAGTTCGGCACTCAAGGCTTTTTTGAAAATCCAATATTGTCTCATATTATTTTATAATAATGTCACACCATCTTCCCAGGGTCAAATTGTATATCTGCACGTTGCCAGTGGTACTGTTGAGCACTATCATCCCATTGAATGCTCCAATTGCGGCGATTGTTGTTGAACTCAACCCAATTGGACGTATCCATGTGGCCACAGTAACGTTTGCTACGCCCACTCCAGTCTGCCCAATCTGTCCATTATAGGAGGGCAAGTAAGCAGACGTGTTAGCATTGGCACTGGTGCGCAGGCTTGTTAGAAAAGTATTGGCGTAGGTTTGGAACGAGCCCAGGTTACCACCAATGTAGGCTTCAACGTTGGTATTGGCATTGGTGGTGATACTGCGAATCGAAGTATTGGTGTAGGTCTGGAATGCACCCAGGTTAGCATTGATGGATTGCACGTTTGCATTGGCCCAGATACCAGTCGAACCCAGATTTGCCTGTATGCTTTGTATTGTTGTATTTGCATAGGTCTGAAATGAGCCTAGGTTAGCACCAATATAGGCCTCTGTGTTAGCGTTGGCATTTGTAGTAATATTTGAGATTGAAGTATTGGTATAGGTCTGGAATGCGCCCAGATTACCACCTAGATATGCTTGAACGTTAACGTTAGCATAGGCACTGGCATTTAGATTTGACAGAGTACTATTGGCATAGGTCTGGAATGAACCAAGATTAGCATTTACATTCTGTATTGTTGTATTTGCATAGGTCTGGAATGAGCCTAGGTTGGCGCCGATATAGGCCTGTGTGTTAGCGTTGGCATTTGTAGTGATACTACTAATTGAAGTATTGGTGTAGGTCTGGAATGCGCCCAGGTTGGCTCTGATGCTTTGTATTGTTGTATTGGCATAGGTCTGGAATGCGCCCAGATTGGAGTTTATAGTCGTGATGTTTGAAAATGCATAAGATGCATTTGCAGACACCGCTGTTAAAATGTTAACTCCATTGGAGTAGAAATAAAAGCCTGAATAGTTGTTGCTGGTCAGCACATTGCCGGATATCACATTGCCGGTAACTATCTCAGAGAGGTATTCGTAGGTGTTTCCAGTTATAAACAAGTTACCAGAAACCGTGAGGTTACCGGATACAGTTTGAGACCCACTGATACTCAGATTCCCAGTTATCACGTTGGCGCTGTACACATTGCCAGTCACGCCAATGCCGCCGATAATTTGTACTGCACCCGAAGTTGTTGATGTAGAATCAACGTTGGCTGTTACCCCTAGCAGTTGGTTTATTATCAGTCCACCCTGATTAGGGTATGCATTTGCGTCAAAAGTCATGTGAGATTTCCGTGTATCTTGTATTTAACACTTAAAAAACCAGGCTAAAATTGTTGCGTTTTAGCCACAGAAAAAACGGTTGACCCAGAACCCGTTTTCGAGTATAATTATGGCATGAACACAGTAACTCAACTCAAGGAGCACAAGATGGAAAAAGGCACCTGCCCAGTCTGCAATGGATCAACCCGCAAACCCGCAGGCGATAACAAATACAAACATGTTATCGCAGGCTACGACAAAGACACTGATACATTCGCATGTGACAACTGTGGTAGTCAGTACATGTACAGTCGTTCTACCGGTGAAGTTAAACTAAACAAAGAAGGTGTACCATGCACACACTCTTATGTGAGTAGCAATGCCGGTCGCTGTTTGACCAATTATGTCTGCAAACATTGTGATGATCGTTACCAAATTGACTCTGGAGATTGATTATGGCCTACACGGTTTTCAAACACAATCAGGAATACGGTCCCCGCAAGGGATTGGAAGGACCTTTCCATTATGCCAACGGTCGTGTGCTCTACTACGATGCCCAGGCAGGTGAGTATTGGGATCCACGCACAGACTTCTATGTGGAGCGCGAGGAAATTGACATGCTACATTGCATGACTGCTGAGCTGTTAAAAAGTTAAACAGCAAAAATAAAAAGCCCCGAAAGGGGCTTTTTTGTTGGCTAGTGCAGGATGTCGCTATCTTCAGGGCCAGGAAGAGCATTGATGTCTTTTATTCCCAGCAGTTTAAGTATTTTCTTGACCACTGGCGGTGGTTCAAGATAAAACCCATCCGGCGTAAACATGTGTTTTAGTTCGCCGTCGGATCCAAATACAAATCCATAATCTTCTGTACCGTCGATGTCAATGTCTTCTGTTTCATCTTGTGCTTCATCTGATTCAATTTGAGGATCTTTCATACATACACAGCCTCCAGGTACTGTACTATTATTTATTTGAACAGCATCAGGCCCATTAATACACATTGTACAATGAAGCCAATGCCAATGGTAAAAATGTTAAGGTTGTCTTTGATCATCACTGCCTTGACAAACAATAGTCCAAGGGCGGCCCAGCAGAACAATACCATATCCACTGGTGGCATCTTGTCAGTAAGACCGCTCATTGCGGCCAACAGTGTTGGAATGATACTGAAATGAATAAACACCACTGCCATCCATCCCAGCGTTTCTGCGCTGACACGGGCAAAGTGATCTCTAAAAAAGTTTACCACACCGTCTTTAAATGCATCCATTGATATTTGAAATTTCATTGTGATTTCCTTGCTGAGTAAAAAATGTGATGTCCGATGGTGGCAATCTTTTGCTTGCCCCATTGTGGATGTACTTGATCATTGTGATAGTACATGGCTTCTTTCAATCCGTCAAGTTTAAATCCTTCTAGCAGTACTTTCTTTGCAACTGCCATGCTTTCATTAAACGCCATGGGATTGATTGGTTTCATTTTACCAGGGTTCTCACAGTACCAGGAAAATTGACAAATTATCTTGTCATAGATCATGTTCTTCTGTTGAACCACTCCGCAGATGTCGCTTGGAAACTGTCCGCTATTTACACGGTTCAGGGTGACCTGTGCCACTGCTACTTTGCCTTCGAAGCTTTCATAACCTGCTTCGTGGTAGATGTTACGAGCCAAACATTGTAACTGTTTTTCTCTTGTGGCTACTGTGACAAAGTCAGCATTTTGCTGAGACTGAACTTCGCGTAGGTGCGCCATTTTGTTTTTGGTTACCTGGACAAACGTTGTTGCGCAGAACACGAGTGCCATGAAACCGATGATAGAACTTAATCCTATCGTTAAAAGATTTTGCCAGAATCTATTGGTCAGAGTCATCATAGTTGTTTCTCCTTAGTTTTAGATGGTTAGATATTTAAGAACGCAGAATCTTACTTATAATACACTATAAGTCTGAGTCTGTCGACTTAAATACGGCCCATGCTCATAATACGGGCCGTTTACGGGGTAATAGTGGGTTTTTTCTAGGCAAATATACGCCGTTTAAGCTGGCGCATACCCCCTGCTTACATAGAAACTGTTGTTGTACCCAAATAGCGCGGCATTTTCTAATGCAGTGGCAAGATCCAGATTATGGTTTCTAGCATAATCAATCACGTTGTCACGCTGTGCCGCGGTAAGTCCTGCGCCTGTGCTTGCGCCTAATTTTTGTGATGCTTCGGTCACATCCGGAATTCCGACTGATATGGATGTTACAGATTTTAGAGCATTTGCATTTAATCCTTGCACCAGTATTGAATAGACTGACTGGCCATAGATATCATCTGTGGCTAAACTGCTCAAGTACGAATTGACTCCGATCTGATTTGGATCAGGGCTCAGGCTAGGCATCACTGAAGATCTTAGTACTGCATTAGTGACCCCAGGAACGCTTGAATAGATGTCAAGTCCGGCTAGATCGCAGTTGGCAATTTCTAACTGCAACTGACTTATCATATTTGATATCTGTGTTGTTAATGTTGCCAGGCCCACGGTGTAAACAACATCTGCTACCAGTGTTGCGATCGCAGATATCAAGGTTGCTTCGGCTGACGTAGCATTTCCTCCGGCATTGTATACTGCGAGCAATGCTACCGCCGCGTCAGAAACTGCCTGCACCTTGGTTTGTGCCGCGATAGAATTCACTGTGAATGCAATTTGTTTTGCGGCATCGGTATGTACAAATCCACCCGGAGTTCCTATCAACTCTTGGATCAATGCAGATCCAAACTGACCACTGCCGATGGGCACAGCGGATTCAATGATTGCGATGTCTTCATCAGGAATCGGCTGTGTCAACTCCGACAGCGCCGGAATATCCGGTATGGTAACATTCTTAAATGCAGTAGATAATTGTTTTGTATTGCTGAATACCAGATTCAGTCCAATCAATTGTTGTGCTAGCCCTGTCAACGATCCACCAGGTATTGCAGAAACAGCATTAGAATTCATTATACTGCTGGCTTGTAGCAACTGGCTTGCATCGGTAATCTTTTGTGAAGTAGGTACCACCAGTCCAGTAGCGGTTATTATTTTTTGTAGGTCTGACCCTTGTATTGTTTTTAATATGCCTATCAGGATATTATTATTGGCCGTGGTCAACGCATTGAGGTTTACACCTTGGTCTCTTAGTGCCTGAGTTACACTATTGTTCAGCAACCCCTGTTGATTCAAACTGCTGAGCAATCCAGCTGGTGTTCCAAAGGTCTGCAGATCACGGAAATTATACAATGATCCAATGCCAGTTATTGCATCGGCAACTGCGGCAATACTTGACTGTATATCTTTTGGACTACGTGTGATGGCCGGTCCGCCGGTGTATAGTGTTGATGCTTTTATATAATCATCTGTTCCAACTGCCAGCGGGCCGAACCGACTGGTAACACCGCCAGTGATTAAATCAGTGTGACTATTTGCGCCTGGCGATATGCTTTTAAAACCGCGAGTCTGGAAAGTGTACAAAGATCCTAGCACATCTCTAGAGGTCTGGCAACTGTTAACTGCGATGTTAAACAGGCCCAAGAACCCAAGTACACCGCGAGAGAAAAATACATTGGCCCGTTTGATCACACTACCAGTAATATCTACTGTTACTCCCAATGGGAGCGCCGTTGATACCGGAGCGATTAAACTTAGTCCAGGAACCTGCGTTCTAAGGGTGGTGACCATTGCAGTACTTGCTGATGGATGTATTGCCACTGCTCTCAATTGTCCACAGACAGTTGAGGTTGATTGTATTGCGTTTATGCTGGTAATCAGGTCAGCAGAAACTGCTAGGCCTCGGTTCTGAGATATTCCACTGATTACAAGAAGATGGGCGGCCGAATATGACATGGTTAGCCTGCTATCACATCGCCGCTACCGCTTGCAGGATGACCACAACTGGCCGAATCACCTGCACGAGATACAGGTATACCATTTGCAAAAACTGTACCACTGCCAGCCGCCATAACAGGACCAGCATGTGGGCCATTACCGTGACCAGCAACTGAATCACCAATTCTTGCCACGCCGGAACCATTGGCAATCACATCACCAGATCCGCCAGTGATGGTAGAGCCTGCTGAGTCCTGTCCTTGACGTGCGATACCTGGCATTATATTAATTTAATTCCAGTGGTTGTTTGAATATATTGATCGGCCGCATCTTTGTGTGTTGACGCAAGTACAATGATTGAATTCTTAAGAATCGTGATATTTGCATCCGGGTCTGTGGTGAACAAGTATGGCACCAGTGCGATACCTTTTTGTGCGGCAGTGAGTACCAATGGCTTACTGACCGTGACACTCATTGGGCCATCCTCTATCAACTTGGCTACCAGCTCTTCGCCGCTGGATGTCTTGATAGTCACTACTTCGCCAACGGCGATACCTTTTGAAATTAACATTTATTATCCTTTGAGAGTTTCAAAAAACTCAGTTGATTGTTTGGCTAGGCCTTGGTATCCACCTTCAACCAGTAGAGTACCATCTTTGTAAATCTGTGGAACCGTGCGATGACCTTGTTCTAGAACAAAGTCTTTTGCCTCTGCATCTTCGTCGATCTTAACTTCAACGTATTCGACACCCTTTGATTTCAATAAATTTTTTGCTTGTGTGCAGAATGCGCAATTATTTTTACTGTATACTGTGATCATTTATAAACTAAATCCCTTGAAAGTATTATTGTCAACGTCCTGCTTGGTCCCGCCAACTACATAACTACTTATCTCGGTTTCCTGGGGTGCCACTTGAACTTCGGCCCCAGCGATCCACTTGGCAGTCCACGGCAATGGATTAGATCCAGTCTTGATGCCGCACTTGAGACCAACTGCGGTCATGCGCTTGCAGGTTAGCCAGTCCACATAGTCCCACAGTAGTTGCTTATTAAGTCCGATCATTGAACCATCTCTAAACAGATATTCTGCCCAGGTCTTTTCTTGCTGTGCGGCACTCAAGAACATTGCCTCACACTCATCATGAGTCTCTTCACGAATACGTGCAAAGTCTGGATCATCCTGCGGCAATAGTTTGATCAAGGTCTGTGTGCTGGCCAGGTGTAGGTTTTCATCGCGGGCGATCAGTTTAATAATCTTTGCATTGCCTTCCATCTTCTTTAGTTCAGCAAAGGCCCAGGAGCAGGCAAAGCTCACATAAAATCTTATTCCTTCCAGTGCATTGACATTATTAATTGCCAACCACAACTTTTTCTTAAGATCATAACGATCAACAATGATTTCCTTACCATTCACTGTGTGAGTGCCATATCCTAATAGATTATACCAACTGGCAGTTTCAATTAAACTATCGTAGTACTTGCTGATGTCTACCGCGCATTCCAGTATTTCTGGGATCTCAATGAGCTCATCAAATATCCGGCTAGGATCACTATAGACATTCCTAATGATATGAGTGTAACTCCTTGAATGAATAGTTTCATTGAAGGACCAAGTCTGGATCCAAGTTTCCAGTTCAGGAAGTGATACAATAGGAAGGAAAGCAAGGTTAGGGCTACGGCCTTGAACGGAGTCCAGGAGAATCTGTCGCTTGAGGTTACTGGTGAAGATATGTTGTTCATTTGGTGTTAGGTCCTTGAAATCTTTGGCATCGCGAAGAACATCAATCTCTTCTGGGCGCCAGAAAAAACCTAGTTGCTTATCAGTGAGTTTATCGAATTGTCTATATTTCAACGTGTCATAACGTTGTATTCCACAGCCGCCAGATGTGTCCAAGAACGCTAGGCTCGTCATGTGATTCTTTTTGTTGGTATTAAAAACGCTCATTGCTCTATTCCTTGGATTAAATTACACAGCTTTCGCAATCTTCTTGGTCTATCGGATCTAATAGAGCAGGTTCTTTTGCGTTCAGTTTGTCGATGTCTACTTCACCTTGCCCATCATAGGTATTGAAATAATAAAGTTGTTTGCCACCGTATTTGTAAAATTGCACGATGTGGCGGAGCATGTCGCTCATTGGGATTTTTTCATCATCAAAGAATTGAGGGTTATAACTGGTATTAACACTGATTCCTTGATCGATATATTTTTGCAACACAGCACAGATGTTCATGTAGCCTTCTGGGCTACGTTGATTCCACAGTAGTTCGTACTTGTTTTTTAAACGACGATATTCTGGAACCACTTGTTTCAATGATCCATCTTTGCTCTGTTTCACACTTACAAAACTACGTGGTGGCTCAATGCCATTGGTAGCATTAGAAATTTGTGCGCTGGTCTCTGCAGGCATCAATGCCATTAGTGTAGCATTACGAATACCAGTGGTAAGGATTTGTTCACGCAGGTTTCGCCAGTCCATACGCTCAACGTGTGGCACCAGTTCGTCAATATCTTTTTTACGTGTG